TTGACTTATATTAAGAACGTGAACAAATGGGAAGCAGCAGAAGAATATGCCAAGGACAGAGGTTGGGAGTTTATAATATGGACTGAGAAGAACGAACCCCTGAAGTCTATTATACCTAAGTCAACCAAACCATTAAAACCAATAAAACCTTTCAAACGTCGTAAAAAATAGTATAAATAGACGTATGAGTAACTTGTTTGACACACTATCAAGAGAAGCATTTCGAGCGGGAGTGACACCCAAGACAGACGAATCACGTAAGTGGTTTCGTCAACGCGCAAAAGATTTGCGTGGGATTAATAGAAAAGAATTACAAAGGGAGTTACCAACAGGTGGGGATATAATTGGAACGATGCAGATGTTCTTCTATGACCCAAAGACAAAAGACACTTTACCCTATTACGATACTTTCCCTCTAGTTGTAATAGTTGGTCCAGCAGAAAAAGGTTTTTATGGATTAAATCTTCACTACCTACCTCCTATGTTACGTGCAAAAATGTTAGACGGATTAATGGATATTGCTTCAAGTAAAAGGTCTCCTAACGCAAAGTTTGAGATTACATATGAAACTTTAAAATCAACTTCTAAATTAAAGTTTTTTAAACCTTGTTTCAAACATTACTTAGCATCAAATGTTAAAGGTGGGTTTGCGCAAGTTCCTGCGCCGGAGTGGGAAATTGCTACCTTTTTACCTGTAGCAAGTTTCAAGAAGATACCAAACCCATTAACTGCATACAAAGATTCAAGAAAGATGATAGGTTAAAATGGCATTAAGAGTAGACGAGTTTTTATCTGAAGTTGCGAAAAGCGGAGGTATAGCGGAACCAACACTATATAACATTATCTTACCTACAATTAATAAAGAGTCTAGAGGTATGAATATATTATGTACAGATGTAGAAATACCACAAAGACAAATCACAACCAAAGAACGAAGAATAGGAATGGACACTGTAAAAATAGCATATGGCGAAGTTCTTACAGACATAACTCTTAGTTTTATGCTTTTAAATGATTTCGGTGCAAGATATTATTTTGAATCTTGGCAAGGTACAGCATATGATCAAGAAACAAAACTTTTATCATACCATAAAGATATCGTTAAAGACGTAACAATTCAAGTCTTAAGAAAAGGTGTTGCTTTTGATATAACAAAGAAAAAACTATTTGATTCTGGTAAATTACCAAGTTCAATTGCTTCAAGACTTCCTCGCCTTGGTCCACTAGATTTTGCTCAAGGAGAGTTTGACTTAAACTATTTAACCACAGATGATGTTATATATGAAGTAAAACTTATTGATGCATTTCCTACCTCTATGGCATCCCTTAGTATGGGAGCATCTGCAGATGGTTTAATAAAACAAACAGTACAATTATCGTACAAAAACTTTAAAACAACATCACAGTACAGTCAAGGAAAAGGAAGTCAACTTGGGCAAGCACTTCTTGCTGGCGCGATGAGAAAAATCTTTTAAAAAGATTATAAATAAAAATATATTATAAACACGGAGAATAAATAATATTATGGCACTACCTAAGTTAAATGAATCTATTCGTTATGAAATAGTAATACCCTCAACCAAGAGGGAAGTAACATATAGACCTTATCTTGTAAAAGAAGAAAAAATACTTTTACAAGCATTTGAAGCACAAGATGAAAAAACAGCAATGAGAGCAATGGTTGATACGGTTATTGCTTGTATATACGATACAATAAACCCTAATCTATTGACAACATTTGATGTTGAATATTTGTTTTGTCAGATAAGAGCGAAGTCAGTCGGAGAAACTTCTGTTCTGAATGGTACATGTGAAGCAAAAGATTGTGAAGCAAAAACAGAAGTTGAAGTTGACTTGACCTCTCTTAATGTAGAATTACCTAAAGACATAAGTAATCTTATTGAAATGAGTCCTGATATATCATTAGAATTAAAATATCCTTCTTATAATTCTTTTATGAAGCATTATAAAGAGGGAGTATCTGAATCAGAGTTTAGTATGAACATGGTTAGAGAATGTGTTATTTCTGTTAATACGCCAGACGAAAGAATAACAGAATGGTCGAATAAAGATATGGATGACTTTATAGATTCAATGACGACCAGTCAGTTTGAAAAGGTTGGGGAGTTTATTTCAAGTGCTCCAACACTTAAAAAAGAAGTAGAGTACACTTGTGTAAAGTGTGGTAATGATAACAAATTAACATTGGAGGGTCTACAAGATTTTTTTTAATATGCCTCTCGCATGATAATTTGATTAATCATTTTCAAACTAATTTTGCTTTGATGCAGCATTACAGATATTCATTACGTGATATTGAAAATATGCATCCGTGGGAAAGAGAAGTTTATCTAACATTATTAGAGCAACATCTTGAAAAAGAGGCAGAAGAAAATAGAAATCTGAATTCAGACTTTTAGGGAATAACAATGGCAACCAAAAAACCAGTCGAAAAAGAAAAATCTTTAGCAGACGTAACTAAAGAAAACAAAAAACAAAATGTGCTTCTTGCTGAGCAAAGTACAAAACTGACTGGGATAAAGAGTTCGCAGCAGTTTACTAATGTTAAATTAGATAAACAAATTGACCTATTTCAAAAATATTTTGACAGACTTAATGCTCAAAGAGGAGATGACGCAGAATCAGAAGCAGAATTATTAGCAGCATTAAAAGACCTTAAAAGTAAAGGTAAATCAGAAGAGAAGAAGCAAGAAAAAAGCGTAGGGGGTTTGTTAGGAATGCTTGGGCGTATTTTTGCGGGAATACGAGGGATACCGATGCTCCTTGGTGCGGCATTGGGTAGTATTGGTACATTAGTTTTTGGGAAGACAGGGTTCGCAATCGTAAAGGGTTTGAGCAAGGCAATGTTTAGGTTCACAAAGTTCTTGATTAAAGCACCTTTTCAATTCGCATTTGCAATCGCAAAGTTTTTAGGAAAAGGGATTGCGAAACTTCCAGGAATTAGAGGTTTACTTGCTGCTCGTCAAGCACGTGCCGCAAAGGCAGCGACGGGTTTAAGAGGTCTTGCGATGAGAGGAATATCTCAAAAGCAGATTGCTAAAATGCCAAATATGTACGGGAAACAATTTAGCGCACAAGCAAGAAGCATGACGCCTCAACAATTTGCTAAAATGCAAAAAGGTGGAAGAGCACCACTTAGGATGCCTGCTTTCTTATCTAATTTAAGAGGAGGAGGAAAGACAGCAAAAGATGCTTCAAAGGTTGGGAAAAGTAGTGGTATACTTTCTGGTCTTTTTGCTAAGTTAGGTAAAATATTCCCTAACATAACGAAAGGTGTAAAGGGGATGGGAAAATTCCTTGGAGCATTCCTTGTCCCACTTAGAATTATATTTACTGTATTTGAAACTGTTAAGGGTGCGCTTGATGGATTTAGTAGATTCAAAGAAGAAGGTTTGTTTGCAGGATTAGTTGCTGCCACTATAGGAGGTATCGGAGGTGCTTTGAAGGCAATCATTGGTTATCCTTTAGATTTAGTCAAAGATATAGCAGCATGGGTTTTAGGTAAGTTTGGCATGAATAATGCTGCCGAGTTCCTTAAAAGTTTCTCAGTCTCAGATATGATTGGTACTTTGTTTGGTGCTATAACAGATAAGTTATTTTCCTTTGTAGATGCAATGAAAGATGAAACAGGAAAATTTTCGCTAGGGAAAATTTTAAAAGTTGCTTTTGCTAATATAATAGATATGTTCACCGCAATACCAAGAAAACTTTTGACTTCAGCAGCAGACACAGTTGAAGGAACTAAGTTTGGATTTTTAGCACCTGCTCTTAGAAAAACAGCGTCGTTAATAAAACTAGGGGATAATGCTGGTTTAGATGATGCATACGATGCAAGACGAGAAAAAAGAAAAGAATTTGATAAAGCAAAACTTGAGAAACAAGAAGCAAAAAAAGCAGAAAAACTAGAGAAGAAAAAGAAGGAAGCAGCAGAAGCAGAAAGACAACAAAAGTTATTAGAAGCACAAGAAATTGCTGCACTCAATAGTGGTCCTGGAGGAATGGTTGATGCAAGTACTACCTCAATAGATAATAGTAGTCAAACATTTACTGGTGGTGTTGAATCAGCAAAAGACCCTATGGCAGACCCTAACATGCAACTCTTTATATCTTTAATGGGATAAAAAAAGGGAGACCCGAAAGTCTCCCCTTAGTCCTAATCCTCTGCCGCGAGTTTCGCGAAGTAGGATAATGTATCATCATCTCCCTCAGATGCCATCGCTACCTGCGGTTGAGGAGCAGACGGAATCACTTGAGGTTCAACTGACTTAGACCCTACGGTCTCAGCAGTTTGTTGTAATGATTCATTCTTCATAGTAGAACCTGAACCAGTCGCCTGACCTAACACAACTTCAAGTCGTGCTTTCAAATCATTATAAGACTTGTATGATGTTGGGTCAGTAAACTCACTCATGTCATGCATAGTATTATAGGTTGCTTCTAGTTTAGTTTCATCGCCTTCTAACAACGCAGAAGGTGACTTAAACTCAGACTTGTCATAGTTACGATATCCCGCAACGTTACGTATCTTAAGTTGGAAGTCAGCACCACTCCAGAAATCGAAAGGATTTACAGGAGTTTCATCAGGATACTCAGGTTGCATCTTATCCATAATCTTATCAAAAATTTTCTTACCAAAGTCGTAAAGGAATACTTTACCGTTGTTGGAAGGATTAGATGGGTCACTTAGTACCATAATGTTAGTTACATAATGTAGTCGTCTCTTTTGAGCACGCGCAGTTTCTTTGTCTGCCTCTATACCAGAGTTCCAAAGACGTGAGTTATATTCACTCACAGGGTCTGCTTCACCGCCCAATGTAGTACGTGATTTCTCTACATACCATTGACCAGTATTACCCTTAAAGAAATGGTCAAAGTATCTTACCCAAGGTAACTCTTGACCTTCCCCCGCAGGAAGAAATCTTACAACAGCATAACCATTGCCAGACTCATCGACTGTCGGTTTCCAGAACCGTAAGTCTTCATATTTGTTTGTGGATTTTTTTGTATTAGACATTTCGGCAGCAGCATTAGCGAGAGCAGAAACATCAGTACGATTAGATTTTAAATTAGCAAAAGACATATATATTTTTCCTTGTATGTTTTGTGTGTTTTGTATTATTTGTATTATAGTATATTGCGACTAATAAGTCAAGTATATTTATAACATTTTTTTCTCCTATGTTGACGGAAGTCTATGAGACTTCTCCAGAAAATTAAGGTTCATTGCTTCTGCCTCAATCCTATCTTTTATTGATGGGGAAAGGTATTTCTTAACATCTTCAACCTCAATTGTATTCTCTTCGCAGAGATATACTACGGAATCCATATAAGACATAGACATTTTTCTTACGGTATCTTCTACCATCTTACTAAATCTTTTCTTACTTAGGAAGTTACTTTCTTCCTTCTCATCAGTAGGACTATCTGCCCCACCTTGTACGAAATCAACTTTCAACTTCTTCTCCTTCTTCTTCAAAACCTGTACCATTCCAGACACCGCCATCGTCATACCAATAACCTTTTATTCGTTTGACTTCACCGTTGTCGTGATAACCTTTTTTAGTTACTAACCATTTTATTTTAAACTGCTTGTTCGAACCATAGAACATATCTAACCAAAGACCTGTTCTCAGATACGTTTTCATATTAGCAATATAAACCTGAAGGGAGGTATACTCGTTTCTTTCTTTCCATTTATGCGAGTCTCTCTTCAAACGCATTTCCTTAGTCTTGATTTCTATTTCACAATTCTTTATCCAACCCTTTACTTTTTTCCAATGTAAACCATGGTCTTCAGGTAAGTGTCGAATATCTTCATGAATAGAAAGACTGCCATCATGCCCACGAGCGAGTCGTGCTTTCGCAAGACGTTCACTCGCAGCAAGTCTTTGCTCCTCGGTGAGTTTACGTTTCTTCTTTGCCATGTTATGCGGCGGCGCCATTGAAGGTTAGTAAACTATCAATACGGAAACTTCTCCAGTCACTTAGGTCAGTATCGAATACTCGTACCGCAGTTTGGTTCTTCTGAAGTTTCTCGTTCGCGTCAGTCTTAGGCATCTTATCTTCGGGTATCAAATCCGAGTTAAGAGTTGCAGTCATATCGCGGACGCCACCATCCTTCACTTTTGTAAAGGATAACTTTACTACACCCTCACGGAGTGTATTTACTATTTCATCATATGTCATATTAATTCCAGTCATTTTCGTATGCTCTTGTATTACGGCAGACGTCACCAACGAGTTGGTCTGCATATTTACGGTCACTTCCCCATGAAATGCCTCTACGGAAGTCTTTATCGTAGTTGCCTGAGAACATATCCTCAACAACCTTTTTATTTTCACGACGTCTTTTCTTTTCATTTGTGTAATAACTCATATTAACCTTTCTGTGTTTTATAGTTACTTTTATACTATACTATACTTGAACCAATAAGTCAAGCACTAATATACCAAAATGGAATATTTCTTTTCGTCCATCTAGCGAAATCTTTCTTTTCATTAATATAGTAAACGCGATATGCCTCGATAGGGTCTTTACGTTTACAATAATCAGGCATACATTGTTTGAACTCAGTCACCTCACCCTGTAAAAGATTACGAGGTGTTCGAGATAATGTATTGCGTAACTTAGT